GCCCGTTGCCCTCTACCAAGAGGACATCCAACCAGCGGTTGGCAACCGCACTCCTGGCCCTACTGACCACATGATCAACTACCTCACAGTAGCGACCACTCGACCTGTCACCAGGCCGAAGACGCCCCACCACCCATACTCAGCTCCCACGGAACATAGCGGGACAAGGGAAGCATTGCCACTTCCAAGCCTTTCAACAGAGCGTGGTGTTCTAGCCTCTACAAACGAGAGGACGTGACATCCGGCGTTCGGGTAACACCGCAGGAGCGGGCTTTGACAAATACCAGCGAGCGAGAAGCAAGCTGGTCCACCTCCACCCACACCCCCTCTCCACGGCTCCAACGAACCCGCCCGAAGACGGACTCGTTACTCCTCCGATAGACCCAAGCCCACAGCTGGGAGCGGGTTAGGCCTAGCATCCTCCTGACTCTAGAGCCAGCAAGAACGCCCAAACCATAAGGACTACACCCATCGCGGATATAGTCCAAAATGGCTTGCTCGGTGAAGTCGGAAGGATTAAAGGATGAGCACCAAGCATGTGAAACACATGCCCAGCCCCACTCGCGTTCCCAGAACCTACGATCCTCAAGAGAAACGCAGGAACGTGAAACGCGTGACCATCCTTCCGGAAGTTCCCCCCTCGCTACCTGGGGGACAGGCTTCTCCTCTACTTGTTCAAGGTAAAAGAGCTCCCTGTGCCACATCCCAGAGGAATGCAGCAACTTCCGATCCACAGCTAACCCTAACCCTCTTGTAAGTGAGCGCCTACTCGCAAGAATAGGCTTCTGGTTAAGGTCGACAAAGGCCTCTCGAACAAGGGACCTCCGCTCACGACCATAACCAGCACAGGCTGAATAGAAACGACCATTCAGCGACTGAATCAACTCACTAAGATTGGCTTGCTTAAAAAGAGCAGAACTCCTCACAAAGCCCACCAACTTCGGACGACTGGAAGTCGCCCAAAAAGGTGTTGAGTTAAGGGTAAATGCACGCGGGTGCATCAACGTCTTCCCTTTACTCAAAGTCAACCCGCCCTTAGCTACATTGCGCTCCCAAGTTAAAGTTTCCTCGGGCGTCGCACGAAAAACGATATCGTCGCCATTTATCCGCACAGGCACACGCCGACGGACAGAATACCGAAACGTAATGTAGTTTACCAGGCATAAAAGAGGGAAAGAAGTCAACTGTCCCATAAGTTGCCCACGAGCTTGTACAAACTCGCGATCCGAACCATCATATGTCAAGACAGAACTATATGAAGAACGGACATGCGCGGCGATCCCTTGGGGGACGCTCTCCGCACGCATAAGCAACTCGTCCAAGATTGCTACCTGGAGATCAGAATTCAAATTATCAGTGGCGCTTTCGTAATCGCCACTCACAAAGATTTCACCCGGAGTAACGGTGAAATCCTTGAAATTATTCTGCTTTGCATCTCCACGAAGCAACCAAGGAAAACGGGAAAGGTGAGAGTAAATGGCTTTGTGTAAAGGGCGAAGAGCATTATCGACCCGAGGAGGGATCGATATGATTCGCCATTTACCACCTGTCTCAATAGCCTTTACTCTAGAAACCCCGCGGGGAGCTGGAAGAACAGAATCAAGAACGTAATCGCAAAACTCAGTGCGATCCCATCTCAACTCAGCTTCCCAACCTCGGCTCCCCCCTGAACCTCTCGACGCCTCGGCACAGGCCTTGACGGGGAGGCTCGATGCCAAACAATGCCCAACGTAACTCTTGTCCCACCCGAAGGGGAACAACTTCCGAACCTGCTTAATTGCAAAGTCTTTAAAAGCAGGATCGGGAGCCTCCTGAGGAGAGGCAAGCCGCGTTACATACTGTTCGACGCGAGGTTTCTCCTTTGGAATAACCTTCCGAAAGAGAAATAGAGAATGCGCAAACCCAAAGCGGGATTGCGCAGAAAGTCCGCGAACAACAGACCTCCAGGGATGTGTACCGTCCCCCTCAATAAGCCCAGTACAGAACTTATTGAGATTGCCGCAATCGGTGAACGTATGTCGACTCAACGAAACCCCATAGAGGGATTCAAGGAGCGCAACAAAACGTTCAAACCGACCGAGAACGGTAGGTGGAAGTGAACCAGTGAAACGTTTAACCGTTTTACTCACTGATACCCGCGTCATGAAATGCGAAATTTCATGTGAACCAGGATTT